ACAAGACCCTGCTGACCTACCAGTTCGCTAACCGTAGCACCATTGAGTTTTTCTCGGCTGACCAAGAGGCAAGGCTCCGGGGTGCAAGGAGGCAGGTGCTATTCATCAACGAGGCCAACAACATCGACTTTGAGTCCTACTACCAGTTAGCCATTCGTACCAGCGAGGCCATCTACATCGACTTCAACCCAACTCACGAATTTTGGGCGCATACCGAGGTCTTGCGTGAGGACGATTCCGAACTGCTCATTCTAACCTATCAAGACAACGAGGCTCTGCCTGATACCATCAAGAGGGATATCGAACTGAACCGCACCAAAGCCGAAACGTCAGCGTATTGGGCTAACTGGTGGAAGGTCTATGGCCTTGGTCAGGTCGGGACGCTTCAGGGGGCCATCTACGAGGACTTTGAGGTGGTGGAGGGTATCGATGTCAGCCGTGCGAAATTCGTCGCCCTTGGGCTTGACTGGGGCTTTAGCAACGACCCTACGGCCTTGGTCGCTATCTACCGCCAAGGGGACTGCTTGCTCATTCAAGAACTGCTCTACTCCACGGGCCTGACCAACCAAGACATCGCAGACAAACTGCGGTCGCTCGGCATCACCCGGGCTTGGGAAATCGTGGCGGATTCAGCAGAACCCAAGAGCATCGAGGAAATCTACCGACTTGGATTCAATATAAAGCCAGCAGAAAAGGGCCCCGATTCGGTTCGGAACGGCATCGATATCCTGAAACGCTTTAAGTTGCAGGTTACCAAGGATTCCACCAACCTCATCAAGGAACTGCGGTCCTACACTTGGGCCACCGATAAGGAAGGCAAGAACACGGGGGTCCCGATTGACTCGTTCAACCACGCCTGCGATGCGATGCGGTATGTGGCACTCAACAAGTTACGGGTCAGTAACTCGGGGAAGTATGTTGTTGTTTAACTTTGGGGCATGAAGAACAGGAAACCCGATAGCCATATCATGGTTTTTACAGGGGATTTGGGGACAAGGACCTTGATAGATGGGGCATACGATTTAGCCCAACGTCTTGGATATAGCCGAAGCCAAACCCATTTGCTGAATTACGATTACACTCCAACCTTACACGAAAGAATACCAAAAAAATACAGGTTGCCCTACGGTAATCCTGACGATTGGTTTATTAAGCAATTTGTGGATAAAGGCTATATCGTACAAGTTGAACCATCTTTCGCATGAACCCCGAACGCATCCTTGACCTGATCATCGAAATCGGGAAGACGGTTGCAGCCGTTTTCTTCATCATCACCCTTCTAACCCTGCTGCTTCAATGAACAAACATTACAAATTTGAACTGCATTGCGAGGCTGGCGTTTACTACGCTAACTCGCTGCTTGGCCTAATCCTTCAAGTCATTAGGCATCGCTTTTGGCATTTGACGCATGATGGTGTTTGGATGGATTAGTATGAAAGTCGTTCACTATTACCACATCTACTGCGGTGGCAACTGGCAGTTGATACTCAATCAGCACATGATGGCTGTGTGCAACTATGGCCTTATCAACATCTTGGATGAGATAAGGGTCGGCATCGTCGGTCCACCCGAACAACGCAAAGCGGTCAAGGAGGTGCTGGAGAACTCGATGGTTGCCGATAAGGTCAAGGTCGTAGTAACCCGAACCAACGCTTGGGAGCAGGCGACGCTGACCGAGATGTACCGGGCCAGTCAGGAAGAGGAAGCCGTGTACCTGTACGCCCACACGAAGGGGGCTGCGAATCCATCCTTGACCACCCAACTTTGGGGCAGGTCCATGCTATTCTTCAACGTGGTGGCTTGGGAGCGGTCCATGCAAATGCTGGAGGGGGTCGATGCAGTCGGCTGCCATTGGATAACCAAAGAGCAGTTCCCACACATGGCTGACCACAACAACCCCGAAGGCTATCCGTACTTTGGGGGCAACTTTTGGTGGGCCAAGTCAAGCCACATCAAGGAACTCGGTGAGCCGGTACGGGAGCAACGCTATCAAGCGGAGCATTGGATTGGCAAGAAACCCGACACCAAGGTCTTTGATTCCAACCCCGGCTGGCCTTCACCTGAACGCTTTGTCATAACCTTCTAACATGAAAAAACACATTGACCAACTCAAGGCTTTGGACTACTCCCACATCTACACGACGGCCGTGGACCACATTATTGAAATCTACGAGGAAGCCAAGAAGCACAAGGGAGGCCACGCTTTAGAACTCGGTTCCTACCTCGGACACTCGACGCTCGCTATCGCCTTGGCCGGGCTTGACGTGGTGGTTTACGATACCGACACAACCGTAGAAGATAAGCGCAAAGCACTCCTGTCCAAGTTCAAGGTCGAATGGAACAACCAACCGAGCCACATGGCCCTGCAAGAAGTCAGGACTTTTGACTTCATCTTTCACGACTCGGACCACGGGGACGGCATGATTCCCGAAATGGTTGCCTTGTTCAACAAAGCCCTGAACCCCGGTGGGACAATGGTCATCCACGATGCCGAACTGCTGACGATGGTCAACCTTACGAGCCAACTGCAGCCACACGAAGCCAAGGGGTCAACCGACCAAAGAGGCAGGATGCTTTTAACCCTCTACAAGAAATGAAGGCAAAAACTTACATCTTCTGCCACGATACGGAAATCGTGAAGCAATGCGAAGCCGAGGGAAGGTTCAAGGACTTCTTTCCCTACACTTGGGTCATGCTTGGGTTCAAGGACTTTGACGGCATGGATGGCCTTGACCATATCGTTGCAAGGAACGAACCCGACAACATTGAGAGCCATCGCAACCTCGTTGCTTGGACTGGATGGTACGCTTTATCCAAGAACGGCTACATCAAGAACGGCGATGTCGTTAACCTCTTCGAGTACGACCTCACCAAGACAGGCGACTTTGACCAACGGGCTTACTGCGCCTATTTCCGAGTCCCTGTGGACGTTGTGCCTTACTGGTCGTGTGGCGATAATTACGAGCCACACATCAAGCAACTGACTGGAAGGGGGGCAAAGGAGTTCTATCAACCCGTCGTGCCTGTAACTTCCAACTACACGCTTACTTGGGACGATTCCTACCTTGACCTGACCTTGGCCTGCATTGAGCAGGACTTGGTCGCTATTTCTTACGTCGGCCACATTTTAGAACGAGCATACTCGCAGAGGTTCGCTGATATTCCCTACAACGTGGCTGCATTCAAGCACGCCTTCGCAAACTCTCACGGGTTCTGAGATGTACTTAGTCGGGGTCAATTACGCAACGAGTGAATACCTTCCAGCAGCGAGGGGGCAGGCTAATCAGTATCCGTTCCCGATTACAACAACCGAGGACGAAAAACGTCCGGGCAGGGGCAACAACTGGTGGAGGTGGAAGCCTCAAATAATCCTTGACGCTTTGCTTGATTTGCAGGAGGACGAAGCCCTGCTATACCTTGATGCCCAAGACCTGCACGGGGACGGCTGCTTTGAGTTTGCCAAGCAGTATCTGCAAGACAACCCCATCCTGCTGCACCAGAACTTTCACAACCATATCTCATACACCAAGGGCGACTGCTACGCTTTGATGGACTGCCTTCAATTCTTTAACGAGAAACCAATGCAGGTAGAGGCGGGGTTCCTTGGCTTACGCAAGACCGACTTCACGATTGACTTGATGTACGAATGGTCCAAGTGGCTGCACGTTGACAAGGCCGTGAATGACGACCCAAGCGAATATCCGAACCACCCATCATTCATTGACCACCGCCACGACCAAAGCATCCTGACCAACCTCGCCCTGCTTAACGACCTGCCTATGGTCGTCGTTCCCGAAATTCGCTGCAATTCAAGACCTAAGTTATGGCTATGAAACTCCAAGACCTCACCATCGACCAGTTCCAACGCATCGGAGCCATTGAGTTCTCCAGCGTCCTTGGGGACTACGACAAGCGTGCAGGAGTCGTCGCAATCGTTGAGGGGGTGGATATATCAATCGTTCGAGAAATGCCCGCCAAGAGCGTCCTAAAGCGTTACAAGGCTATTATCAGCGAGTGGAACGCATTGCCTGCATTGGGGTACAAGCGAAAGTTCAAAGCCGGGGGCAAGTGGTGGATTCCAACGGTGTTCACGGATGAGTTAACCGCTGGGCAGTTGATAGAGTTAATGGACGCAAACACGACCGACGAAAAGCAACTGCTCCAAAACCTTCATCGCATCATGGCAACCTTGTGCCGGGAAGGCGGTCTATTCGGATTCTTCCCCAAGAAGTACGACGGGGCTGCCCATGCCGAGCGAGCCGAGTTGATGAAGAAACACGCCAAGGTGGGCGATGTTTGGGGCGTTGTCAGTTTTTTTTTGCTAAGTTCAGAATCCTACTTGAAAGTTTTGAGCGACTATTCCAAGCACCTGATGAA